CAATTCACGTATTCTGAAGATGGTATTGATTCAACCTGTGTAGAAAATCACGATTGTGATCTTGGAGTTCTTACTATGGAACAAGTATACGCTTCCTTTGCCTGTACTCGTGATGAATACAAGGCTGTGTGTACCGACGTTTCTGAAGAGCCTCCCGATCTAGTAGAACAGATTTTGGAAGATCGTCGTATTCTAGTTCAACATGTGCTCAGATTCCAAAACAAAACAGAAGTTCGTGCTCCAGTTCATCTGGGGAGATTGATTTCTAAATACCGCAACCCGTATTCTGTCAAGACCGATCTGACTCCTGATTACGTTGTTGCTGAACTTGAGAAACTGTGTAAGACTGCGTTCATCCAATCCAATAAACTCTTCCATATTCTCCTACGATTCTATCTGGCTCCACGCAAATCTATTCTAGTCTACAGATTTTCCCAAGAATTGTTTGATGAATTGATCTCTGAAATCAAGTTCCGATACACGAAATCTTTAGTTCATCCTGGTGAAATGGTAGGTCCTTTGGCTGCCCAATCTATTGGTGAACCTACTACCCAACTTACGTTGAACACTTTCCACACTGCAGGAACTACTAAGGCTAATGCCACTCAAGGTGTTCCTCGTATTCAAGAACTTCTCCACGTTTCCGAAAATCCTAAGAATCCTTCCAATGTAATTTATCTCAAACCTGAACTATCTCTGTCTCAAGCAAATGCTCTGAGCGCCATGAAACTGATCCAGAAAACTACTTTGCGTGATGTAACAAAATCCGTTCGTATTTATTATGATCCTAATCCCCTTTCAGCAGATACTGCAGTAACAGAAGATCGTGAAATCCTAAAAGATTTTGAAAAGTTTTCATTGACGCAAGGATGTGCATCTCCATGGATTATGCGTTTGGAGTTGGATGACCAGAAAATCGCAGAACGTCGTGTGATTGATATGACTTTGATCCAATCCAAAATTGAAAATAATAAAGTTCTTAAAGTATTCGATTGTGTTCATTCTGATGTGAATGCCGAGAAACTTATCTTGCGTGTAACGTTTGGTCCCGACGTTGCTCGTAATGCTCTATCTCTGCGATTCATTGAAGATAAACTGCTCGACACTATTCTGACCGGAGTTGATGGAATTGGGCGTGTGTTTCCTCGTGAAGTCAATGATGAACTAGTGTACGATGAAAAGGTTGGTGGATACCGTCCTATGAAACAGCACGTTCTGGACTCTGAAGGATCTAATTTGCTAGAACTGTTCACCAAAGAAAACGTAGATGCTACACGTACCTTTTCTGATGATATTCATGAAGTGCTTGACGTTTTCGGTATCGAAACGGCTCGCATGACCTTGTACGAAGAATTGATGAAAGTTTTCGTTACAGAATATATTAATTACCATCACGTATGTCTGCTCGTAGATGCAATGACTTACCATGGCCATTTTGTAGAAATTAATCGATTCGGTATGTCCAAACTGGACAATGGAGTTCTTGCAAAATCTTCATTTGAACAGACCTCAAAAATTCTATTTGAGGCTGCAGTATCTGGAGAATTTGATACCATGCGTGGTGTTTCTGCAAATATCATGTTTGGTCAAGTTCCTCCTTGCGGTACAGGATTTGTAGATATTCTAGTTGATGAATCTAGATTGCCTGAAGGTGATGAAGAAGTTGACGTTTCTGAAGCGGATTTGAAACATGCTAATGAAGTTGTTCAATCTCAAGAAGAAAAAGATAAGGCACAAGGTGAATGTCGACTAGATGATATTGTAATGGCTTGGTAGGTTATTTACCAACTAATGCAATAATAAGCATTGCAATAAATGAAAACATAGATCTAAATAGAGGACCAAACCATATAATTGATAATAATACATTTCCATCCGCATAACGATCATATAAGGCTAAAGAAATACCCCATAATAGTCCTGCAACTGCTAAATAAATTCCTGTAATTTCACTGGATAATGAAAAATTATTTTTATCATATTTATCTGCGGTAACAAAAACTAGAACACCACCAACTATAATCAAAAAAATAACAAACCCTAGAAATGTTTTACTTATCATTTACCATTTCTTAGAGTAAATTTTTACCCTAAGAAGTGGGTTTCCCCTTTATTTACGAAGATATGGAAATTGTACATAAAACTCTTCACGTTTCTGAATAGCCTCATCAAGTTTTTGCTGAATTGTCAACTTTTTTGATGATGTACCCTTCCATTTAATCTTTTCGGTTTTCAAATCGATACCGAATCTATCACCATGAGCACCGTTTGCTTTAATGTACCAAATATGTGTTGGTATTTCTGTAATTCCTTCAGGAAGTGCAGCAGTTCTTGCTTTTGGTTTTTTATTTAAGTTCTGTTGTGATTGTGTAACTAGTCGCAGATTTTCTTTGCGATTATCCAGGCCATCGCGATTGATATGATCAATTGACAGTTTAGCACCCTTTCCTGGAAAGACGATATTGTTCATAATAAAATTGTGGAGATAAATTAGTTTTGTCTGTCCGTTTATTATTGTCTGAAGTGCTATATAGTAACCATTTGAAGCACTATACCATTGTCTTGCTTTAACTCTTTCTAGATCATCTTTATCTATTTTAAATTTTACATGGCCTCCCTTTGAAGTTAGTGTTCCTTCAATATAATCATCAACTTCGGTATATATTATAGGGATTCCTTTTACTCCGCCTCCGAGTTTTCTTTTTCTACCTTCATTCTCACCAGGAATATGAGTCATTGCTTGTGTCTCATATTGTTGGTTATTGTTTGTTTCCATTTTTATTGTATAATAATTAGTACCGTGTAAATCACTGGGTGAGTCACTAGTTGGAATAAGCAAGACCACCCATGCCAGACATCACACGCAGCACGTTGTAGTTCAGAGCGTATACGCGCACCTGGGCAGTGTTGCCGCCAACCACGGTGTTCACGGACACAGTGAGCTGTAGGGTGGCCTTGTCGATACGAGAAAAGTTACAGGTGCCGGAAGGCTGGTGCTCCTCAGGGCGTAGAGCGAAGGAGTACACGTTGATACCCTGAGAAGGGGTGCGAGTGTGGTGCTGGTAGGGCTGCACGCGATCGAAGTAAGAACCTTCGCGATCCGTGAAACGATCCTGTCCGTTGAGTTGTAGTTTGCCGACTTCCACAGGGTTCTTGCCCTCGCAACGCACACCGGATGCCAGAATCACCTTGGCTAGCAGGTAATTCACGCTGGAATCGAATGCATCTGCCGCACCATCAGAACCAGTGGCAGATACTTGACCAGGATTTGCTCCAGTACCACTTAAGTTTCCACCCAGAGCACGTACAGAAGGACCACCGGTAGGAGTATTAACTGATGCTCTGCCAATAGTAGACTGAGGGCCAGCAGCTGCACGACCTAGCAGAGACATGATAGTACCTTCCGTGGAGAAGTCATCGGAGTAGTTGAAAGGCTGTTGGCCACCCACAGCGGATAACCAGGTGGGGTTAGAGCAATCCACGAAAGAATCGCGCTGTACCACCCATAGAAGTTCCTTTACAGGGTGGTTAAAGTTGAGTTGGATCTTGTTGGAAGAAGAAGTGATGGACTCAGCACCAGTGTACTGTACCTGCTCAATCAGGTACTCGTGGCTCTGCTGAGCGAAACGACGACGCTCCTCAGTGTCCAGGTATACGTAGTCAACGTATAGAGAGCAGGCAGCCAGAGACTGGGCAGTGGGGCGAGTGGGGGTGAATGCTACCTCGCCATACACGCAGTTCTCCCAGGTCTCGAAGGTCACGTTGATACGCACTTCGTGGTACTGAAGAGCGATCAGAGGAATGGCCAGACCAGGGTTGCGGCAGAACCAGAACTGTAGAGGAATGTACAGGGTCTTGGCAGGGGTACCAGAACGAGATAAACAAGACTGAGTGACTTCAGTAGAAGAGCAAGTAGAGTCTAGAGACTCACCACCTCTGGTCTTCAGTAGTACTAGGTCGTGGGTGTTACCTACTAGAGAGTCTAGAGCAGTGATGTGGCCAGCATCGGTGGATAGCTGGGTCCAGATCTGCATCCAGTCACCATACTGACGATCAATACGCTGACCACCAATCTCAAGTTCAACCTGGTTGATCAGACGGTGACCAATGTAGCTCACCCAGCGGAAAGCGTCAATGCCACCAAGAGCAGCAGAGTTTCTGCCGATATCAATCTGGGGGAGCACCACCTGTACGTAGGTGCGGAACATCAGATCAGCGTTACGGTTAATCACGGCAGTCACACGCTTGTTGAAATCTGCCTGACCGTTGAAGGTCACTTCAATGGACTCCATGGCAAAGTTGGTGTGACGCTTGTAAAGAATCTTCCAGAAAGTAATCTGGGGGTTACCGGAAATGTAGATATCCTGAGCACCATACGCTACCAGCTGTAAGAGACCACCTGCCATTGTTTATGTCCTACTGCGAGAAAAAAATATTCACAAGAATTAATGTTCTGGTACTACCCGACGTCGAACCTTCTTGTGAATACTTTTCTGCGTTCTCTAGTAGTGTTCGGAACTCTAGTACTGAGTGGAGTTTCTTACTATAATGCGTACTGGGGTACCATTATTCACGATGTTATTTCTTTATCCTTAATGCCCCGTTGATCCAAATCCTCCAGATCCACGAGAATCAGGAGGGGCAGGTAGCTCATCAACCAGTGTGATAGATCCCCAAGGCATCCAATTCTGTCGACACAATTGAAAATAACGCGTACCATCTGTGATACACATGAAATCTGATTGATCAATTACATCTACCTTTGCCTTTAGCGATCCACGATATCCCATATCAATCAATCCAATAGAATTTGCCATTCGGAAGGGGGAATTAGATAGAGAAGAACGGGGGACCAGAAGTAGTGGTTCAGGATTTCCCTGTTCGTCTGTTGCAGCAACTGTGATTCCAAAATCAAATGTTACCTGCTTTGCCCATGCTCTAGATTGATTAATCATAGGAATATCAAACCCCGAATCAGTCAGACGACGTTCTCTAATCTGGGTAGCCAGAAGTTCGCGAAGTATAGGGTCTGCAGTATACACATAAAGGTGCATTTCTATTTTAGAGTTGCCTACCTATAAACCATAATGGTGCTTGAATTGAGTGTAGGCGTTCTCTGCTTTGTACCGCTTCTATTTACTTGCTTGATAAGCAATGATAAATGCTAAGACTGCGGTTGTCTGAATAACCAAAAGTTTCAGGGATTCGTATACTGTCAAACGCCCTAACGCAAAGTTTAAGAGAACAAATAGAGGATTAAAATGAACAA